ATGCGAAGTATAATAGAAGCAACCATTGATGCGATGGGTGAGCTTAAAGACCAGCTTGAAGAATTAGAATTATAGGGGGGTAAACATTATGTCAACTGAAGAACTTAAAAAGGAAAACAAAAAATTACAAGATAAAATTGAAACCATGCAAGAAGAAATAAACGAATGGGAAAGAATGAATAACTATACCGAGGCAAAATATGAGGAAAAAATAGAAGGATGGAGAAAGAGTTATTGGGAGTTATGGGATAGATATATAGATAACATAGAAATTACCAAAAAAGAAAGAGAAGCATTAGAGAAAAAAATAGAAAGTTTAAATTTTGTAAGATTATCGGTGGACAATCAAAACCTATTTGAAGCCAATAAGAAACTGTACGAAGAAAACGAACGACTTAAAAAAGAGCTTGAACAAGCGAGGGAAGATTTGTCTGGAGAATGTTATAGGAATGGTGAGCTTTATAAAAAACACGAAGAATTAAAAAAAGAATGTGAGAGGTTAAATAAGGCAGTTGATATTATGAGGGAATTAAAAACGGCAATGAAAAATCTGCTTTCCCCGATTCAACTATAGTTTTTAGGTATAGTAAGTACCCACAATACATTTTAAAAACGTAAGACGATAAAACATACCACCCCGAATCAGAAGATGCAACCACGGGGTTCTCCGTGGTGAATCCGATGAAATTCGGGGTATTTTATTTCCTTATTTTTAATTGTGCAAACAAAACCCCATTATCCATAATAGTCAATAGGTGGAAAAATGTCAATACCAAACCAGCAAATAGACCCCGAATTGGAGGCTCACTATAATGACCTGATTAAACGTGAGATACTTCTCGTTCAACAGAATCCCATTCGGTTTGTTTTGAAACATTGTATTACCGTAGATGAACACGACAGGATTACCCCCTTTAAAAATTTTCCCGAAAAGGAATATATTATTGAAATTATCAGGCGGTGGTATAAGTCCGACAGGGTATTAATCCCCAAGTCACGCCAGATGATGATAACGTGGCTGATGATGGCGCTTCATTTGTGGTATGCCCTTTCCCCCGGACAAAAGGTATTAATCCTTTCCAAAGACGAAACAACTGCTAACGACCTGATTGAGAAACGTATTATTCCCATGATTGAAAGGTTGCCCCCCTATCTTCGTCCGCCCAACTTTGATGTTGGTCGAAACTGGAAACCAAGCAAGGGTGAATTATCCTTCCCGGAACTTAATTCCGAAATAAAAGCTTTTTCAAGTTCTAATCGAAGTGCGAGAAGTTATACCGCAAGTGCTTTTTTCTTTGATGAAATGGCACACCTTGACAATGTGGGTGAAATCTGGAAAGCAATTAAGCCCACAGTTGACGGTGGTGGAAAGTTTACCGGGGTATCAACCCCGAATGGGAAAGAATTTTTCTACCATTTGGTTGCCGATGAATCGGGACTTCCCGACAAAAACGATATATACCACATTGAAGAAGTAACGTGGGAAAGAAAGCAAGTTATTAAGGGATTATGGGAACAGCATAACGCCAACGGGTTTGATGTGTTGTGGCTTTATTACTATGCAGACCCCGACAAAGACCCGGAAAGAAATGGATTGCAATGGTATCGGAAGGCACGGAAGGGTTTTTCCATCAAAGAGTGGGAACAGGAATACGAAATATCCTTTATTTCTTCGGGATTAGAACCTATTTACCCCGGATTCAAGCGTGAAATTCACGTTGCAAGTTCACGCCTTACTTATAATCCACAAAAACCATTGTTAATCGGGTGGGATTTTGGGTACAAGGTACAAGCGGTTATTATCTGTCAACTTGACGACCAAGACAGGATTATAGTTTTACGGGAATTAACGGGCAATAATGTTGACACGTGGACGTGGACGAACGAGGTTTTACAGTATGTTGTCAAGAACTTTCCTGATGCAAGTGAGCGGTATTCGTTTTGTGACGATGCTGGTCGTCAGCGCTATGAAACATCTGATTTATCCTCTTTTGACATTCTTACCGCTTATGGGTTTACCCCCATATCAAGCAAAAAACCAATTATGTTTGGTGTTGGGCTTATCCGCAGACTTCTTGCTTTGCGACCAGACGGAACGCCCGGTATTTATTTTGACCCCTCATGTGAGTTTCTTATAGAGGGATTTGAAAAAGGGTATCACAGACCAAAAAGCGGTGAAGATAAGCCCGTCAAGGACGGGTTATACGACCACTATCAAGACGCTTTCAGATACATTATCCAGAACTACCTTCCCAATGTGACCGACCCCCTTTATTTAACCGGGAAACGCCCACGATATGAACCAAGCCACGATGATGAAGGTGTCGGTTTATACCAATCCGCAACAGGATATTAGGTGATTATATGCTTATACCTGATTTACTTGACCAAAAGAAATTAGTTGAGAACATTAAACAGGAAAAAGAACAACCGCTTTATCCCAATACCGAACTATGGTCAGGAGGCCACGAACCAACCCACTATTACCCAAATACCGAGTTACACGCCGATACTCCATTGGAATATGGTGGTCGGGTAAGAATGGGTATCAATCAGTTTATGCAACCGGCTTCACAGTATGTTAATGAAGCCACCAACATTCTGCCGAACCTCATTATTACCGCCCTAAAGAAGATGGGATTGCCGGTGTCCGGTGACCCTCAAAAAGACTTTGGCACTTTTCTTGTCTATGCCTTAACCCCCAACAGTCCGGTTGAATATTATCAAACCGCCAAGGCACTGTTGCCATATTTCAGTGAAGCCAAACAGAACTTGACAGCTAAACCAGCCTATGCCGAAGAAGTGGATACACCCGAAGGAAAGCGGATGAGGCTTTATCATGGGACAATATATGATTTTGCTGATGAAGAAATATCTCCTAACGCAAGAAAGTCAGCTAACTACGGAATTTATATGTCACCCGAAGAAAACGTGGCAAAGGCTTATGCAAGAGTACCATTTCACGGTGATACCGGTGTTAAAAAATACCTTCTTTCCCAAGGCGCAAAAGTACTTGATGTGTCGGATGGTGAGGAATTTTGGAATTGGATGATTAAGAACGGAGTTTTGGGTAAAGAAGAAATTGAAGACCCGACCCTTTATGAAAAGGTTACCGGTGGTTTTTTGTGGGAATATGACGCCACCAATAAAACACGATATGCCAACGATGCTGTTCGTACCGCAGAATCAATGGGATATGATGCCGTGATTATTCCCGATTGGTTGCCGGTAGACGGTATTGATGAATTTAGCAAAACATCAGCCTATGTTGTCATGAATCCCAAAGTTTTAGAACCTGGTGCTTCCGATGAAGCATTACAGGCACGATGGGAGCAATACAGGCGGGAACTGGAAGCAAAAAAACAAGAGGAAGTCGAGACACCAGTTTTAGCTTTCCACGGAACGACAAAAGCTTTTGATACTTTTGAAGTTGAGAAATACGACCAAAACGATATTGTTTTAGACAGGTTTATTGGTAGTCATTTTGCAGTTGACCCAAGGCTTGCGAATAATATGACTATGGACTCTACAAGAACAAACATCTTAGAGGGTGCTAACGTCCATGCGGTCAACCTACATATTAAAAAACCATATGTTTTACCACAACATCTCCCAGGTTATAAAGGAATTGCATCCGACCAGACAGCTTTTAATATTGATATAGCTCGTAGGGTTTTCCCAAAACGAAAAGATTTATTTGTTGAGTATTTGGCAAAACAAAGAAATATGCCGAAAGAAGAAGTCTCAAAAATTTATGACAAGATTAAAGCCGGTAAGCGAATTACAGAAAAAGACAGTCCGCTTTTTTATCCAACTCCTGATTATGATGACCAGTTTGCTGGATTAGCAGATAACTACAGTATATTGGGTTTTGACAATGACTGGAAAATGGAAATGGTGAAAGAATATAGAAAACAGTTGGCTGAAGAAGGATATGACGCAATTCAATATCAAAACACTTCTCCTATGGAAACAAAGAACGTAAAAAATAAGACCTGTTATGTCGTTTTTGATAATTCACTCATTAAAAACGCATATTCAGAGCAAGATTATGGAAAACAAGTAGACTCAACAAATATCTATTCAGCAGAAGAATAAATTTCAAATAAGGTGACAAGACTATGGCATTATCAGAGGCTTTTTTAAAACGGATGGAAGAATATTTAGAGGAGATTCGGGAAAGAAATCAGAGGTTAAAGGGTGGTGTAAAAAGTGCCGAAGAGATTAATCAGGAAATTTCCGCAACCCCAACTCTCAACCGACAACCTGAATTTATCCAAGAACGTGCCTTACAATTAGGTAATTCCAACCAACCAGTATCAACCGCAGTTCCGCAAGTTCCATCAGAATTGTCGTTTAATACCCAACAACCATCACAAACCCCGTCATATTTGCAGGGTGTCAATATTGGTGGTGGAACTGCGCCCAAGATTGATTTTCTTGAACGGGCAAGGCAAGACGCCTTAAAACGTGACCAGCTTTTACAACAGCAACAACAACCATCAACACAACCAACTTATCCAGTAGATGAAAACCAATTTTGGGGGGTACGAGGTAGCTCGTCTATTTTGGATGACCCACGGTTTTCCGCCCAATCTTCACCAATAACACCAACCGTAGCTTCAGCCCAGGCTTCTTTTGCACAACCAACTCAACCACCAATACAGGCGCAACCCATTGACCCCAACTCTCCACTTATGAAAGTGGTAAATGGTGGTGCAACCATTATTGACAACTATGGAGAAAAGATGGACCAAACTTATGGCATACATAGATTCAATCCTGGAATTGATGTGGCAGCCAACGTAGGCGACCCCGTACAAGCGGTAGTAGGGGGTCAAGTTGCCCTTGCCAGATTTGTCCGTGGCTATGGGAATACCGTCATTGTCGATTCTGGGGATGGAGATATTCAGATGTACGCTTACCTCAATGATTTAAACGTGCAACCTGGACAGGTTATTCAAGCTGGAATGTTGTTGGGTTCGGTTGGGACAACCGGACTAAGCGATACCCCCTCTCTCCACTTTGAGGTAAGGCGTGGGAACAACGCTTCATGCGTCAATCCTGTGCAGTGGTTGCAACAAAAGGTTGGTGGGGCAGGAACGGCAAACATTGGGCTTGGTGGTGCTTTCTAATGCCATTGGAAAAAGGAAAATCAAAAAAGGTACAAGACGAAAACGTTGAAGAACTGGTTAGAGCCTACAAAACTAAAGGGAAAATAGGGAACACCAACCCCAAAAGTATGGAACACGCCCAAAAAATAGCGGTTGCGATTGCGAAGGATAAAGCCCGAAAGAGTAAGAAAAGGAAGAAAAAATAATGGCAAAACAGACATTGAGCGAATTATATAAATTTATTATGGATGAGTGTATCATTCCCACGGAAAGCGAAACATCCGACTTAGTAACCGAGTGGAAAAAGTATGAAGATATTTATGATTGTACCCCACTTTATGAAACCAAGCCCAAACCGTGGAACGGTGCATCCAATCTTTATATTCCGGCTACCAAAATTGCTATAGATACTGTTATCGCAACCATGGTGAACTCTATCCTTGCTCCCGACAGAATTGTTGACGCCGAACCGTATCGTGGTCACAGTTCGGCAGCATTGGCTACTGCTGGAAAGATTACTAATTTTTTGCACTATGCAACCAATGAGGATATTGCTGATTTTAAAATGAACTTATCTCATTGGTTGTGGTGTGCAGCGGTATATGGTACGGGGATTGTTAAAACAACGTGGATAGTCAAGCGGAGAAGGGTGGGGAAATATGAAGAACTAACCGAGTTTGATTTAGCCTTTGGGGTTGAAAGGAAAAAGCGAGTTCCAACATGGGAAATGGAAACCTATTATGATGCTCCGTATATGGCGGTTGTCAATCCCGAAAACTTTCTTATCCCCTTATCGGCAACATCAATTCAAGATGCTCCATTCGTAGCCGAAAAGATTTTTATCCCGTGGCACGTTGTTAAACAGAGACAGCGTGAAGGTCTTTATCAAGATATTGATTTAGTTAAGGAAGAATATTCTCCCGGTGAACTGGAACAGAACCAAGACGAGTATCAGGGTGCAAATCAAATTAATTCTTTTACTAATGGAATATTTGCTTATGACTTTTGGGGATTAGTTGACATAGAAGGAAACGATAATCCCGTTGAAGCCCACATTGTTTTGACCAAAGACCAAGGCAAAATCCTTAAAATTGAACCCCTTCCTTTCTTTCACGGCAAACGACCATACGATGTATATCGAATGAAATCTAAACCCAACCGCTTTCATGGTATTGGCTTGTGTAAGGTGGGAAAAGACCTTCAAGAAGAAATAAACACTATTCACAATATGAGAATGGACAATAGCAACCTTGCGATTAACAAGGTCTATCTTGCAAGGATTGGTGCATTGATTGGAAGAAAGCCCGAAGATATTCGCATCTTTCCCGGTGCGGTTCTTCCTGTGACCAATAAAGACGATATTGCAGTTTTAAATCAGGGTGATGTGAATCACAGCAGCGTCAACGAGGAAGCCATTGTCCAGTCTTATTTCGATAAAGCAATGGGTGTAACCGACTTTTCACAGGGATATATTCCTAACACTGCAAGACGGGCTGCTGCAAGTACCGTTATGTCGGTTATGGCTGAGGGCAACAAAAAGATTGAAGAACGATTGAAGTATTTTCATCTTCCTTTCAGCGAGGTATTTGATAAACTTCAATCCCTGTATTACCAGTATATGAACAAAGACAAACAATATCTTGTACCGGGTGGAGATGTATATGAAGAAATTTCCCCCGATGAATTAGCCCTCAAGTGTAAATTTAACATTCGTGGTATTCAATTAAGCAACAGTCCTGATGTGAAAAAACAAAACATGATTCAGGCTTTTGCTTTATTAAGTAAAAATGAGCTTCTTGCAAAAGACCCGAAGTTTATGGTCATTTTGACCCGTGAGCTTCTCCGAGCCTTAGAACTTCCCATTAATCCCGAAGAAATATTAAGTGATGAAGTGGTGGCACGACTAACCCAAATTCAACAAACGCAAATGATGATGGCTTCACAACCAAAACCGGGTGGAAACGGTGGAAGTGATTTAGTAAGGCAAATAGAGGGAGCAACAACTGGACAGCAAGGAGCAGCGATGGGGGGTATGAGTAGTGGTGCTGGAATTAACACGGGGTCATTTAGACCGACTGAAACACCTTAGAACGTATCCTGAATGGGAACTATTCCAAGAAGTGTTGGAGGACGAAATCAATGAACTAATCGAATCGCTTATTAATACCGGACTTTCATCAGATGATAAAAGGTTGGCATGGGCTATAGCGACCCAAGCGGCAATTAACGCTTATCGCAGAGTATTAATGTTACCTGAATTTTATGAAATGTCATTAAGACTAAACCCGATTAACCCCGAATCAGAGGACAATTAATCCGGGTAATAAAGGAGTTATATTATGGAAGATTTAGAACAAACGACCCCACGAGGACAATCGTTTGACGACCCAATTGAACCTGTTTCAAATACGACCCACACCCATGGTGATGGACAATCGGAAAGCGAAACCAATGTAGCAGAGAATACCGCCCCAACGGAAGAAACCAGTCAACCCGATTCACGGTTTGAGGGGAAAACCGTTGAGGAAATGGCTGAAATCAATCGCAATGCACAGCGGAAAATTACCGAACAGGCACAAGCCATAGCCGAATTTCAACGGCAATTGGAAGAAATGCGAAGTTTCCAACAGCAACAACCACAGCAACAATGGAAACAGTTTCAGCCAAACCAACACTTTCAGCAAACCGCTGAAACCCCTTCACCCATTGAAACGCCAGAGCAGCGTAACGCACGATTACGACAGGAACGATTGAAAATGTTGGAAGACCCCGAAGCGTATCGGAAAGAGATACAACAGGAAATACTCCGAGAAGTCCAAAGAGAGTTTAAGCCCATGAAATGGGGTCAACAACGAAGCCAACTGCGTCAACAGTTAGCTGAGGTTTCGGACAATGATTTTTCTTTAATTGACCAGCACATTATGCAACGGGCAAACAATGACCCGGTTTTGCGTGACAATCCAAGTGGGTATGACATTGCAGCGTCTTTGTATTTAGGTGAGCAAATACGAAAACAGCGAGTGAACCGTACCTACCAGACCACGCCAAAACCAAACGTTGAAACCCCCGGTGCTACGCCAACAACAAAGAAATACTCACCCGAAGCCGAGGAAATAGCGAAAAGACGTGGAACAAAAGCAGAAGATGAGCAACGTATGCTCGACATGATTAAACAAGGTAAGTCAATATCAATGGATTAATGGAGGGAAACCATGAGTAATAAAAAAGAAGAAACTGTAGAAGTTACCAAAAAACTTTCGCCAGAAGAAATTGTGAGACGTGCGAGACACCTGAACCCCTTTATGGTTGACGGTAAAAAAGAAGATATGTCCTATCGTTTCGTTGCCAAAGACCCAAACAAAATGGCTGAGGCTGAAATGAAAGGATGGGAAAAGGTATCAACGGGTGACGAACAGCATAAAGACCTGAATCACCTTTCCTTTAAAAATGCGTACGGCAAGAAAGACGGTGGGGATACGACCATTCAAACCGCCCATTCTGTTTTGTATGCCCGACCAAAGGAGATAACCGAAGCCTTCCAACGTGACCAAGAGGCACGGATTAGCAGGAAAGACCGTAATATTCGTGAGGCACAAGAACGTATGGCGAAAGCAGTAAAAGATAAAAACGAAAGAAAAGCAAGAGACGCATATCACGAATTGCAATCTCTTGTAAACAGTTAAAACAATAGAGGTGATAGTTCATGTTTTTTAAGCCACTTGACCCTAATTTACCAACCTTTGAAATCACCCTTGCTGCATCACAAACCATCAAAAAGGGTATGGCGTTAGACCATAGCTCAGGTGCATGGTCGGAAGCAGACAGCGGTGATATTCCCGGAGCAATTGCAGCCGAAGATTGTACTACCGCTGCTGGTGAAACGACTACAACCATTCGGGCATGGTTAATTAATATTGACCAAATATGGATTGCTCAAACCAAAGAAACCGCAGCAACCAAAGCCAATAATTATGGAGCGGTGGGAGATTTTGACAATACCAGCCATACTCATCGGTTTGACTATAGTGCCACAACCGATAAATGTATGCGGTGTCTCGACAAAACTCCAACAAGTGACTGGGAAGGAACCGGAACGACTGAAATTTATGTTCGTTTCCTTCGTAGCCAATGTGGTGCAAACTCTACAACCGCTGCTTAATTAATTCTACCCAACATAGCAAAGAGGTGAATTTCGAATGACTATGGTATCAGGTGAGTTCTCTAAGTTATTATCAGTTAGGGATACTTACAATCAAATAAAAATGGGATGGGTTGACAACGACCCCCCAAGTATGTATGGCAAATTGTTTAATGAAAGTTCTAAGTCTCTTTGGGAAACCAAAGATTATGGGTTGATTGGCTTAGGTGAATATCAGGATTGGGATGCAGAATCGGATACAATTATTCCCGATGATGCCGATACTGAATATACGTGGACTTATACAATGGCGTATTACGCCTTGCAGTTTGCGGTCACTAAGAAAATGCAGGACTTCAACCAATGGGATTTTGTCGCAAAGTGTGCAAAATCGCTTGGTCGTGCTGCACGCCAAACAATTGAAACTCAGGCTTTCAACGTATTTAACCGTGCTTTTAACAGTTCTTATGCTGGTGGAGATGGCAAAGAACTATGTGCTACCGACCACCCCAACGCATATGATGGTTCGAACATTGCAAATGAACCGTCAACCGCAACCGACTTCACTCCGGACGCATTATATGCAGCAATTAACTACTATGATACCTTAGAAGATGAGCGTGGTCATTCCATATCTTTAACCCCACGAATGATTGTTGCCCATCCAAACAACCGCAAAACGATTGCCGAGGTATTAAATAGTACCCTTGCTCCATATACTGCTGAAAATCAGAAAAACTTCTTTACCGATTTAAGCCTTGAAGCCGTCTTTTCCAGCAAATTAACCGATACCGATGCATGGTTCGTGTTGACCAAAAAAGACCAAAACGGTTTGAACATCTTTTGGAAATATAAACCACAAATTGACCACTATGTGGACAATGAAACCAAAAACATTGTTTATCAGGGTCATTTTTGTAGAGCGATTGGCTGGACAGGGTTTCGTTGGATATATGGCTCTCCAGGGGCTTAACTTGACATGGTAAGGTAATTTAATCTTTCCTCCTCTCTTGACGGGTGTTAGCTTTCCGGGTAACACCCGTCTTTTATTTCTACTACAAAGGAGATACGCTTATGTCTGCTGTTATGAATTGTACAAGGGTTACTTCTTCAACCCAAATCGCAACCAAACCCTGCATTTACTATGGGTTAAAAGCACCAATTAAAGCAAGTGGAAAAATAGATGTTTATAACGAAGGCGATGATTCTGCGACCGCTGCAAAACACGTTGTTCCCCAGTATGACAATGGGACGGTTGCGGTTGACGACATAATTCCCAACGGTATTCGGTGTGGAAATGGATTGTATGTCAAACTTGCTACCGCTGACGAAGCTTATGTTTATTGGAATTAAGGATGGTACAAAGAATGAAAAAACAAAATTTTATTGGTGTAAGTGGGCATATTGTTATTACCAACGCATTAACAGGTGAAATAGTTTATGAGGGAGATAATCATGTTACCGATGTTGGGTTAGGGTGGATTGCCGACCAATGCAGTGATGCCGGTGAGGCTGCTATTTCCCACGTTGCGGTAGGAACTGGTGTTTTAAATAATGATGGGACAGATACCGCCTTAGCCGCAGAATTGGCACGAGTTGCTATAACCAGCAATACCCAAACAACTACCTCGTTTACCGTGGCAGCACAGTTCCCGGCTGGAACTGGGACAGGAACACTAACTGAAGTTGGAATGTTTAACGATGCTTCTGCTGGTACTTTAATTGCCGCAAAAGTTATTAATATTGGGAAAGAGGCTACGGATTCTTATAACATATACTGGACAATTACTTTTACCCGTGCGGCGTAATGGAGTGATGTGATATGGCTGCTAATTTTCCCACGTCCGACCCTTCTTTTACAAAAAAAGACTATGTTAATAGAGAAACACCATTAGTTGCTGATTATAACCAAGCATTAGAAGAAATTGAGGCGATTGGGTCATGGATACTCAGCACATCACCCCTGAATATTTTAAGAACAGACAACACAACCGAATTTACTCCTACTGCTAATTACCATCCGGCTACCAAAAAATACGTTGATGATAATGCTGGTGGTGGTTCTGGTGGTCTTTCTCTCATCCAAAACGGTTCTTTTGAAATTGTCGATTCCAGCACTCTTCCGTGGTGCTGGGAAAAAATCGGGACAGCGACTTTAGCTCAAGACACTGGGGTCAACGATGGATTCGG